ACCAAAACGATCAGTTAATACTGTATCACCAATTTTAAGGGTTTCCATATTATGCTCCAAAAGTAGTTGACATTACGAAAGGACCGTTACGATCGAGCCACTGCGCAGCTTCTTCGAAAGTAGGAAAACCACACTCATCAGCTTCTGACAAGTCTTTCTTCTCATAAGTAGCGTAGTACTCACCAAGCATGTCGACACTAATAAATGCATCGTACTCGTTAACAATATTAGTAGCTTTGAAAAAACCTTCGTCAACTTTTGCAAACTCAATAATCATAAGATCAACTCCTCTATCTAAACCTTATATTTTATATTCACATATATGGGGATAAAGGTCAACACTTTTTTTAAGAAAAAAGCATTTTTTTTTAATTTTTTTTATGCTGATTCTTTGTACTCTAATTCCATGATTCCGCGGAGAGCTGTTTCATTGATACAGTAAATTGTATTTGGAGTTTTGTTGTACTCATGTTCTATAAGTGCTTTTTCAAACATAGTAGTCTGATTGACTAGGACATAAGCTCTGCATTCAGCAGCATCTTTAAAAACTGGTTCTGTAATTATGTAAAGATCAAGTGGAGCACCTTCATATGATACTAAAAATGTTACTATAGCAAACCACTTCATTCCATATCTAAAAAGCCTTTTAACGTCTCAACATCATACTCGATTCCTTCACCAAGATGAACCTGACACATAGGCTTTCCCTCTACTGAATACAATTGCTCTACAACCATAAGTTTGCCGTAATCATTTACAAAAACATAAATGATAATATCAAGATACGATATATTAGGCTGTATTTCAGCAATAGCTCTACCAGGTGCACCTAACAGAGGATACATATCGTGTTCAGCTAGCTTTTCTTTTAAACTTTCAAGCGAACCACAAACTACTGGTTTTCTATGAAATGCTTGTTCAGCAGATACTGAATTGACTGCAAACAATAATGCAAACAACATTATCCATGCAAATATTACGTTTTTAGATTCCATATAATTCCTCGTAGTTTTTCCTTGTTGCGATCAACTTAGCAATGTAGTTGTCTCTATGCTCAACAAATACTTGAGGAGGGTTTTCATCAACAGCAATTAGAATAACTAATTTTGTAATTGGTGTCTTGGTAATCTCTTCGAACATTACTGCATAGCCAGCAGCTTGCATAAAGTAATTGTCAATCCATTCCTTCTTCTTTACTTTCCTACTTGTCTTGAAATCAATAATAGCTAGCTTGCCGTCCCACTCTGCTACACAATCTACTCTGCCTGCTAGCTTTAAATAATTAGAATATAGTGGTATTTCTTGAGCGTATATATTATTTATGTGCTCATCGATAACCGGTTTGATAGATTTGAATGTTTCTATATCAGCTGGCATTCTTTCTTTGTGCAAAGGATCAATATTGTTAATGTAATCTTCACACATATAGTGTACAGCTGTTCCTCTACGAGATGCCTTGGCTGATATGGCATTAGCAACATCATCTCCAACTCTCTTACGCCATTCCATAATAGACTTATGAGTGAGGAGCTTTAGAACTGTTGTAATAGAAGGATAGGCGGCTCCATCAGGTGTGATGTAAAACCGCCTATCGTCTTTGTTTTCTGTTTTTAATTCTGTAAAATTAAAAGAATCTTTTCTATGCACAAAGGGCTTGGTCGTAGCCAAGTTTGTGTTTTGTGATAATGTACTCTTTAACGAGCCCTGATCTGACAATGTCTTCTTCCTCAAATTCAATGTGCTCAAAGTTTTCCAACTTACTAAGCACGTTCATAAATTTATGTAATCCGTTCTTTTCTTCACCTCTGAGATCAGACTGTCTGAAATCACCGCTAAAGATAATCTTACAATTTCTTCCCACTCTTGTGATAACTGAATCGAGCTCGTGGAAGCTCATATTATTTACTTCGTCTACTAGAACGATTGAGTCCTCAAATGTGATTCCTCTGATAAACGAAGTTGTTTCAAATTCAACAATCCCTTTTGTTTTGAGTATCTGATATGCGTCGCCTCTCCCAAACAAATCTGATACTACTGTGTGATATGGTGCTTCGTATACTCTGCTTTTCTCTTTAGCACTTCCGGGTAAGAAACCCATATCTCTTGTCGGAACAACAGATCTAACTATAATGAGTTTTCTATGATCTGACATTCCTCCCAATAATTCTTCCAACGCTAAGTAACATGATATAAATGTTTTTCCTGTCCCTGAAAGTCCATGTAGCAACAAGTTCTTTCCATCCTCGTATGCGTCAAAGGCTCTTTCTTGATTATCTGTTAATGGTTCTACTTGTTCCAACGAAAAATTGTTCTTTGATGTTGATAATGTTGGGTGTGGGTAGATTCCTTGTTTACGAAGAGCTTTTCTTTGACTTTTTGTGAGGCGACCTTTCATGCAGATTCTCCTACCATGTGTTGATTGTTGATTTACTCAGTCCTCCCGAATGTGCACTTTTTATATCTTTTAATCTATCACGGAACGCATCATCTGGTTTCCCTCTCGTGGCATCCATACGAGAAGGATCAGCAAATTTAGGGGGCTGAAGGATGTGTTTCATATGTGGGTTTGTTTTAACAAAAGACTTCATGTCTGTGTATGACATTGTTTCTTCTGAGTATTGATCATTCAACGAATTATAAAATGTATAACGTGGCATACTATTATTTATTCTTTTCAATGTCTGAGACAGCCTGAATTGAAGCTCCTGCCTTCAAATTATTTGGCATGATGTGAGTTATTTTTCCATCACTATCACAGATAAGTTTCACAATATCATCTTTACTTAACATCATAAGAGTTCCTCCGATCCCTTCTTGGAATCCAGACTTCCATCCTATTTTATACATTAAGTATGATGTTACTACTAAGAGAAGAGCAGCAGCTGTAAATTCAGGTGTCATATTAATCCATATATTCCATAATTTGTTCTGCGTTGTTTTTCTTTAGAGCCCTATCAAGTCGTTTGGCTCTCTTCTTATTTATGACAGATCGAGACATATTATCGTCGTCATCATAACTATATTTAAAATTTTTAATCTCACTTGGACGCCGTGCTGTTTTCTTTACCTTCTTCGTCCTCATGTTATCCTCCTAAACAGGTTGATCGATTAGTCCAGGGAATGCCTTATCAACTACACTCTTAGTAATCTTTTTGTAGTCTTCTGGCAGCTTCTTATCTTTCATACCAAGAATAATCTTTGCATCTCTTGGATGAATAATTTCTAAAAGCTCAATGAACAACATCTCTCTTTTTGTTGGATTGATATCGTCTCCAGTACCACCTTTTCTAAACAGTTGTAGTTTTCTTTGTTGTTGATACAAAAATGTTTCAGCATTAACTGGATCACACTCACTATATGGAGGGACACCTGGTGGCATATAAAATTCAATCTTTGGATCAAATGTATATTTCAACACTTGATACAATATTGGATGCTCATGCTTTTTAAGAAAAGCCGCTCGTTCTTCAACTTTAGATAGCTTACAAGCTCCTTCTAAAATCTCAAATACTCCTAGTCTCATTTGAAGTCACCTATATGTTCGGTTAAGTTTTTCAGTTTGTGTTTGATAAAATAATTGAATAGCTTTGAGCCATCTTTGTCTTCCTGTCCCATATACTGATCCATAACTTCATCATAGATATGCTGAGGAACAAACTCAAGATTAACTAGCTGTTCATTTCTATTCCATCCTCTAAGCCACTCTTCAGGTATCTCTCCTGTACGGATGATCTCATCAATCTTATTCTTACGGATAGGTTTTTGTCTACCACCATTTACAAAACATGAATCATCAGATGCAATGTTAGGAACACCATCTGATCTATCACCTTTGATAGTATGTTCAAGAATATATTTTGCTGGATCGCTATGCTTGACGTATCTCTTCAGTACTGGATTGTACTGATCTACGTTAGCATACTTTTGGAGTTGAACAAAGTCCTTATCACCAGACAAGATTAGAATCCTAGATTCTTTATTATCGTTAGCTAGCTCAGTACCAAAATACTTAACAAGAGAAGCGATAATATCATCAGCTTCTGCTTTGTTGACTTGGATGACTCTGTACGGGAAATACTCTTTGAGTTCATCTCTGACTCTATTAAGAATATCGAAGATAGCATTCCAGTCTAGCTCTGATTGTTGTCTTTGTGTTTTACGAGAGGCTTTGTAATATGGGAATATGTCTTTACGCCAGTAATTCTTATCATCACAGGCGATAACCATTTCACCATAATCTTTGAATTTAACTTTGTTTAAACGAATGGAATTGAGAATCATATGTCTCAATAAGCCTTCGTCTAACTCGATGTTTGTATGATTACCAATCTGAGCCATCAGATTAGATATCATCACTTGGTTTAAATCTACTATAATCATTTCAAATTCCACTTACATAATATATAGTAATATCACATAGATCTGTTAATTAATCAACAGGCTCTTCGTCATTATTTTCTTCCATGCCCTTCCAATTGACATCACGAGACTCTATTACATCACCGTCTTCATCTATCTCTTCAATTCTGATCTCACAATCGTTAGCAGCATCTTGCATAGGATGATGAATATCGTGAACTCTTAACATTGCAGATTTAATGGTCTCGTGAATCATAACAATATCTTTCATGTTAGTTTCACTGTCAAAAATATAACCAAAGGATCCAGCTTTGTGTATAACAGATCTAGTCAGATGAGTTGATACATTTTCAATATAGTTTTCGTAACAATGTTCAAACTCAGCAATTAGCTCTTCTTGAGTTCTAATTTTTTCTCTGTCTTTTTCTGCTCGAGGATTTGTTTTTGGAAACTGTATTACGTTTTCTGACATTGCGTCTCCTTGGTGATTCGCTATTACTATTTAGGTAATAGTAATCTGCATGCATTTCTTCAGTCCACAACCCAACATCAGGATATGTAACACCTACTTCTCTCTTAGCCATACCTTTGAAAGGACCTTCGAAGTGATATGCCATAGCAATACACTTCCACTTCATCTTCTGACCCTGTTCTTTCCCATAAAAAGAATCAACCCAGTCCCCAGAACGAATGTAATGTTCCATGTTACGGACATAACCTTCAATATTAGATACTTTGGATTGAGCACCTTTTACGTTGGCTCTGAGAGCTCTACGTTCTTCAGATAGAAGTTCTTTGTTGTGTTTAATCCACTCACGAACATTCTTCAATGAGAACATATCTTCATCTGGTAATGCTGCCACAGAAGGATGTACATTCTTAGGTGCACCAGAAGTCTTTTTCTTTGCAGCACGAGCTTTAGCTAATCGTTCTGCTGCAGCCTTCTTCTGTTCTTCAGTCATAGGCTTACGAGCACGACGAATCTTCTTGCGCTCAGGCATAAGTTCTTTTTCGATTCTTTTTCTAAGCTGTTGCTTTTTTGTCATGTACAATATGCTCCACTATTTCAAAGTTACGGTCTTCAGTTGCAGATATCCATCTCATATCTTTAACCTTGTTATGTTTAGGACCTTCAGTCTCTTCTAATGACTGAAGAAGCAATTGTCTTAGTTGCTCATCTATTACTTCCCAAACATCACCATGCTGATTGATACGATTCTTACCATGACGGCTAATACCTTTCAATCTAACAAAGTCACCTATGCATATAGCTTGCCATTTGATCATAATGATCCTCCTCTCATTATAATCATTATCATTTCTTTTAAGAAAAAAGTCAACAGTTAATTTTACCAGGTTTTTTCATCACCGCTGATAGTGCTCATAATTTTCTCTCGATCGAGCACTTCTATTTGAG